TTTTGAGGTAAAAGATAATCATTGAAGTGTTGCCCTCCTTGATCTGCTTGTATGCTTTGCTTTCAACGAAGTCGAGCGCGTATTCTTCCACGTCCTTGACCGATTGAGCGAACTCCGGGTCAGTCTTTGAGTAAAGGTAAAAAGTAGAGCGGTCAACGCCCACCGCTTGGCAAGCGGCAGAAACCACGCCGAGGTTCTTCTGCATGGCTTCGATCAGCGCTTTTTTAGTTTGTTGGACTTTGAGGGATTTGCGGCCCTGCGCTGTTTCTTCTGTTTTTACGATGGGACTTCCTGCCATACTCGATACTTGAGTCCAAGATTAAAACGTCTGCTTGAAATATTTGTAAAACACCTTTTTCGTTGCCGGTGTCATTTTCTTGTAAACGCCTTTAATAAAGGCTTTGCTCTTTTTGTTCCACTCTGCCGGGGTTTTGATTTCCCGGAAGTTCATGTCTTCCACACTGGTGCCTTGATCTTGGAGCGTCTCCCTTGCTATGCGAGACAAATCGCGCAGTTCGTCTGTGGCTTGCGTCCAAGATGTGGCTTTGTCGGGAAACTTCTTCATGAAGCCCGAAATTTCACGCCAGTGGCCAGCGACTTTAGTACCGTCGTCCTTCGTGTAGCCTTTTACATAAGTTCGTGCCATTGCTGCTTGTGTTTTATTGAGATGAAAAGAATCTTGGCCACCGGTTTCGCTTGATCTTGGTTGGAGCCGGGGGTTCTAATTTGGCCGAGGTGCGTTTGCGTGGAGCAGAAGGAGAGCGATAATGGCCCACTACCTTTACCCCATTCTTTTTGGTGTACCCCGGAACCCAAATATATCCGCGTGTTGCCATGTTCTTTTTTTTTACAAAGGTAAGCACACTTTGACAAAATGTCAAGACATCGCATCTGGTATATACGGCTCTCCGTTCTTTTTTATTTCAATGCCGGGGAAAGCCTTTATCATCCGGTCGATGATAACCGCGCAGTACTTGGGGTCGAGTTCAATGACTCGCGCCTTGCGGCCTGTCTCTTCGCAGGCAACCATTGTGGTGCCCGATCCCGCAAACGGGTCAATTACGATGTCACCCCTCTTGGATGAGTTTTGTATTTGGTAACCAAAAAGTCCGACGGGCTTCATAGTGGGGTGTTCGGCATTCCTGTTGGGCCTGTTATACTCTATCACGGTGGTTTGGCTCCTGTCGGAGTACCAGTTGTGCGCGGCCCCTTCGAGCCACCCGTAAAGGCAAGGCTCATGTTTCCATTGGTAATCCTGCCGCCCCATAACCATCGAGTTCTTTACCCAGATCAATTGCTGCTTGAGAAGCCACCCTGCATCCATCATTGCTTTGGCGAAGTTGACCACCTCGCTCGAAGCGTGCCAGACGTATATCGCGCCGCCTTTCTTGGTGCAAGTGGTCAGTGCGGTGTAGAAGTCGTAAAGGAACTGGTAAAAATCAGATGCCGACATGCTGTCGTTCTGTATCTTCATTTTGTCCTCAGTCTTGCCCTCGTAGGAGACGTTGTACGGCGGGTCGGTCACGCACATATCTGCCTGCTCGCCCTGCATGAGTCGGTCGTAGCTGTCGGTCGTAGTGCTGTCCCCGCACAGTAGCCGGTGCTCCCCGATCTCGAATAAATCCCCCGGCACGATGTCGGTTTGAACCGTGTCAATATCCGGGCTTTCGTAATCATCCTCTTGGGCTTCGACCTCTTGGGCATCTTCGAACATGTCGGGTAGTTCCAACCCCCACTCTTCTAATTCTACTGCATCCCAGTCGTTTGCCAGTATATCCCAGTCCCACTCGCCAAAACCAACATTATCCGCCACAATAAAGCGCTGCTTTTCTTCTTCCGTAAATTCGTCTGCGTTGTCCACCCACTCGTCAGGTATACTTTTGGTTTTCCTTACTTGCTCCCATACGGCAATGGCGTCCTCTTTTGCACCTGCCGACAAACATAGCTCCTCAAAGGTTGCCGAGCTTATTTTGGCGATGTGCTCGATGGCCCGGAAGCGGACATTACCACCGAGCGTGATATTATTCCCTTGCTGGTCAATAATCATTTTTCGCTTTGGGAGCATCTTAGGGAAGCAAAGCAGGGAGTTAACCGCTTTAGCAAACTTTGCATCCTTGACCACACGCGGGTTATTAGGATTCGCTTTTAGTTCTGATATTTTCATGCGGTAAACAGTTTTCGGATTGCCCCGGCGCGCACTTCATTGGCTGCGCTCAGTGTCCGTTCGTTCAAAATGTACTCCTGCCCCTCTTGTGTGATCTTCACTTTGTCAATCTTCCCTTTGGCGATCTGATCGAAAATGTCTTTCAGATGCGCATTGTCTTTATACCGGATGACACCGGGCCGGTTGAACTCCGGCATGCTCATTGGAGCAATAACACCCCCCCCGGCGCGCATGTTTTGCTCAAGCGCAGAGCAGTCGCTTTTTGATTGGTTGAACTTGTTGTCCTTGAGCGGGACAAAAAGCCAGTCGGGTGCGTCAATGGTCAGGCGTTGAAAGTATGCGTAAAGGGGCATAAAGTCCGAAAACTGCCGTTGCTCAAAGTCAAGCCACGCGGGAGGCTGCGCGCCGTAAAAGTGCCAAGCCATCAACTGGTTATTGAATGCAGCCGCAAACGGCACTCTCACGTCCTCTATGTCGCCGGAGTGCTTCGGAGAGCCCCGCCACGCCATCTTTACCGGCTTGCCAGCAGCTACGGGCACCACAGGCGGCATAGTGGCCTCGTTCCACGCGTTGCGCACCACTACAATGTTGCCGTTTGCGCCGCCATACACTTTTTTGAGCGCGGGCGTTGAAACCGTGAGAAGGTCGGCCATGAGCAGGATGTTTATTTCGATCTGCCGCTGGCGGGCATCCCATTTGCGGGCTGCCGGGTTGTAGGCAGGTATCTCCTGCTTGTTGTCGTCCGTGTCAAGCCAGACTTTCATGCCGTGCTGCTTGGCTACGGTGATCAGTCCGGCGGCTTCCTGCGACCAGTATTTTTCCACCATCAAGACATCAAACCAGCCCCACGCCCATGCCTCTGTTGGGAGCAGGTCGCGGATATGCTTAACTGTGACATGAAATTGATCTTGTGGGAGTAGGGCGCATGGCCCTTGTGTCCGATAGTACTGGACAGATGGAGCGAAAGGCTCCGAGACGGCAATCAAAATGCGTATGGGATGCTTCATGGGGCAAAGTTAATGGTTTGCCTATAATTTTACACTACTTATTTTTTGCCCACCAGCTTTCGCCGTAGTGCTGCCATAATCCCACCGGCTTGGCAAAGACAACCTGTTCTTTGAATATTCGCCACGCTCTTGCGGTAGCGTTCCGGCGCGGGGCTTCAGCGGAGGCGGGGATTGCGTAAACCTCATTGGATTTGCAGTCTGGGTAGTGGCCCGGCATGGAAGCGATGTGCTGGCAATTAAGGCAAAAGTAATTTGCCTGCATGTGCTGGCCGTTGGGTATCGTGACCGTGTCTTTTGTTTCGGCTGCTCTGTATTTGCGTGCCATCAGAGTTCTAATCCAAACTGCTCTAAAAAATCACCCGCCGCCTTTACCGGCGTTTGCGTCAGCCCGATAAACTGGCCGCACGTAGGGCAGTTGGTGGTAATATCCACCACGTTCATAGGCCCGCCAAATTCGCGCCAAATGTCGCGGACGTGTAGCGCGCAGCATCTTTTGAAGTTTTCCGGCGTTGGGAATGGAGGCTCTTTGTGGAATGCCCGGCCAACTCCATACGCCCACTCCCTGCGCTCGTCAGTAACCTGCTTATCACCTGACACGGGCCGCCAGAAAAAAATCGGAAACGTGAAGTCCGATACCAGCTGCTGTCCGCAAGACTTGCAGTTCGTGAATTGGTAGACGCCGGAGAGGTGGCCGTAGTTTTCGGCTTCTCGCCCTGTATCTTCGCCGCACTTCGGGCAGTGTGTTTTGGATTTTGGATGGTCGGTCATCACCATGTCTTTTTCGCAAGTTCAACAACAGCGGGCGACATTTTCACCGCCGCGCCACAGCGCCGGCAAAAGGATGTGCCATTTACCGGGCTTTTTGTTTTACAAATCGGGCACTTGAAAAAGTTGGTGTACAACTCATCAAGTCCTAAAAAGTGGGCCGGAGTGATCAAGATGGGTCTTTCGCTCATTTCCTGCTTGTTCTGGTTTCCATAAGCAAGCTGTCGAGCCGCTCCAAC